GCAAGGCGATTTGTTCCGCTTTATCGGCTGCGACTTCTGCACGTTTCGCTGCATCTGTTGCTTTAATTGCGTTACTTGCGATTGATGTTTGTTTATTATAAATGTCGGTTTTTAACGTGCGTGCTTGGCTCACCAACTCATTAATATCACGCTTATCAACAGTTGTTTGTCCTGCATACGCTTTTGCATCCGCCACTAGCTTTTCTGCTTTTGTTACATTAGCACTAGATGCATCGAGTGCGGTATTGCTGGTCGCTAGTTTATCGCCAACTGTACGGCTTAATTCTGTGATTTCACCGCCTAATGTCTTTATCGTTTCTGCATTAGTGTTAATAGTATCACTTTCTGCCTTGATTTTTTCGTATGCATTGATAGCATCATTTGCTGCCTTTGTTGATGTATCTACAATCTTACGAGCAACTGTTGTTGCATCCTCATCACTACCTACACGGATTAATAAGGCTCGGTTCATCTTCTCCTGCATTTCTTGCAAAATCAATGTAACCTTATCTGTCATGTGTTCGATATTTTGGAAAGGGTACTCATCGGGTAAATCTGTATCTTGTTTAATTGGTGTTCTACGTTCAAGAATAATCTTGTGCGTATTGTCTAATGGATCACCATCAGCAGGATATGTTAAAGTTTTGTTTTCTTTGTCATAATCGATATTGCCTGTTTGTACGCTTTCTGTGCCGTCTGCATCCACTATGATTAAAGCTATATCTTCAATCATGTAAAAGTCATACGGCCATATCCATTTCTTGTTTGCTCCATCACATTGATAAACTACACTAGGTTTTTTGACCTCTGGTATCATATTTGTTCCCCTTTCTAATTAAACAGGACTGCCCATAATTGAGTAGTCCTTATTTATTAATGCTTGTCTTTCTTCTTGGATTTTTTATCTTTTAGCTTTTTATCTAAAATGATAGACATGATCACATCCTCTAGTTTTGCATCTGTATCGGTTAATGCAAATTTAGATAATGTCCATAATCCATCTGTAATAGTATCACTAAAACCTATGATGCGGTTTGATACTTGTGATAGGCTTCTACCTACATCCATAGCACCTTTATTAGGTGATACAATCGCATTGCCTACATCATATAGTTTTTCAACGATTGATGCGGCCATTACTGTATTCCCTTTATTAAATACCTTTTCGCCTAGAATGTATTTCATAGCCATGTTGGAAATATCACGCACAATAGGTACACCCATTGTAGCTTGTGATACCAATTCCTCTCCAAAGGATTTAACTAAATCTTCTGGCTTGTCATCGTCTCCATTTGTCATGGATTTGTAAACCATCATGCCTAGCGCTTGTGCGGTCAAAGTCCACCATAGCATGCGCACGAATTGTCCATAGTTGCCTTGGTCTTTCCGTGCATAGTTACCCTCAGCAATGATATTGTACAAGGTATTAGCATAAGAATAGAATGGTACAAATAATTGAGTGAGTGCATTTCTTGAACGTTGGATACCTGCGCTATCTTTTGTATCACCGCTACCGAATATATCTCTTACGGCTCTATCACCAGCACTAATAGCTTCCTGTTCTACAAATTCTGCCGTTACCCCCTCAACACTTTGTAATTCAAGCACTTTCTTATCGTATGCAAATTTCCATATAGGAATAGACAAGGCAAAATCAGTTTCTGTTAACAGTCTAAATCCCATTTGGTTAATATCATCACGTATATTAGCTAATTGTTCAGCCTTATAACCACCAACATTTGTATCGCCAATACGTAAGCCTTTACCCTCAATTGATAAACCTTGTTTCAAATCTATATCCAGCGTTTGAACACGTTCACGCATAAAGATTGATTGACCTAAAACAAAATCACGTGTTGCGTTGTACTTGGCTGTACCTACACCATAGAACCCCATACCAGCATCGCTGATTGCTTTTAAGGTATTACCTACACCAATACGATACATGGCAACAGGAATGTTCAACGCATTTTGTAATGCTACGGATACACGTCCAGCCATAACTGCGGTAGAGGTGTTTTTCTTTAAAGTCATTACCAATCTACCCCATGCATCAAGTTTTGCAGCTTCATCTTTCCAGTTATCACGAACCCAAGTTCGCAAGAATTGATAGGTTTCCATACCAAATTTATCAACGATGTACTCTTGGAAACGGCTATTACCAACTAGCTTATTTACATCCGTTACGGCTTTACGCATAGTAACGTGGTTAATAGCTTCCGTAATAGCATTAGGAATAACATCGAAATCAAGCATTAAGGATTTACCTTTGACTACATCCAAACGTGATTTAGTAGCACCCATACCAGTACCAAAGATTGCATTACTAGCAATCATCGTTTTGGCTATATCCTCTGTTTCAAAATCAGATACTTTAGCACTTACTTTAGGATTGTAAACAATAGGGAAATATTGGCCTTGTATTTCTCTCCCACCAATTGTAAATGTAATCCCCTTTTCTTTTTTCAAAGGATTACCATACAATTCCTCTTGTACCTTGCTACGTTCTTCATAGAATGAATTGATATGTTCCCATGTGCGAATTACAAATTCCCAATCCTTATCCGTCATGTATTCTTGGAACGCTCGTTCCATTTCTACTTCATTACTTTGGATGGTTTCCAATGCACGTTGTCTATTCTTTTCTGTTCCCCAGTTTAATGCAAGCATGATAATTTGCTCTTTGGTAACGTTGCGTAATTCGCCTACGCTATAAAGATGATCATTACGAACATCAAATAGTTGTTTCTTGGAATATACCGCTTTTACATCTCTAGCCAATCTATACATAGATTTTTCTTTGTACTCGTTGAATTTCTGAGTAGCTTTATTAATTGGCTCGTAAATATATCTAACTGCAGGGCCATTCTTTCCACCATCCAACCTGCGTAAGAATGTTTCCGCTTTCAATAGTGATAAGTTAAAGTTATTCAATGTGTTAGACAATGCATCTGCACGGCTGCGGTTATTTAACTCATTGAATACATTTCCATTATCTCTACCAAATGTTTCGGCTGCCTTATCAATAATTTGGAATATAGCTTCATCAAATGTAACGTTATTTCCTTTTTCATCGATTAGTGTACTTCCCTCATATTGAGTTCTACCGCTTTTGTACATCCCTGTCATGAGTTCCTCTAACTGTTCGAGTTCGCTCATTTTAAGAGTACTAAACGTTCTAGGTGATTTAGCATCGAACATTTCGTATATCCATGGTTCAAGTTGTACAGTCGCTTCCTTATCTCCCATAATGTCAGCATCTGCATCTAATGCTTTAATAACTGACATCATGTCAAAACCATTAGCAGGTTGTAAGCCATCATACTTAGTCAATCCCATTTGATATGCCATATGTGTATAGAAATATCGCATATTAGGCTCAATCATGATAGGATTTTGACTGCGTGTCATGCGGTTCAATTGGTCTAACAATTTAACACGCAATTTCTTAATGGCTTTTGAGTTTTCAAACGCTACTCTTGCTCTTGCTTGGTTAAGCATTTGTGATTGTTTAGCATATAATGCTTCGTCAACTTTACCAACAGCCAATGCACTATCTGCTTTCTTGCCATCTCGTACTGCTTGATTTTGGTATTTCTTGTACTGGCTAGCTTGAGATAATGTCAAATCTCCTAATTCTTTTTTAGCACGTTCCATGTATTTCGAAATAGTACCAAATCCACCATCACGAATTGCACGCACCGCATCAATACGTTCTTGCAACTGTGCTTTTAGGTTATCAATGCGTTCTTGTGCAGTATCAAGTTCTTTAGTTACACTACCTAATTCCTGTGCTACCCTTGCATTGTCTTTCTTGATGCGTTCAGCTTTCGTCAATTCTTTTTCAATTGGTTTCAATTCTTCATCAAGATTTTCACTACTAGGGTCTAGTTTTTGCAATTTGCTTAGTAACTCCCAATTCTTAGCAAGGTCTTTATTGGTATGTGCCTTGATTAAGCGTGCTTCCTCTTGTGTAAGTTCCATTTGTCCTTGATTGGATAATAGCATTTCTTCGGCTATTTCTTGATTGGATTTGCCTGCATTTGGATCATTAACAAACTCATTTCTAGCGTTTTCCATTTCCTGTGCTACTGCTTCATCATAAGTAGTGCCAGCTTCCTCACGTTCCGCCTTATCTAACCCATCAATAGTTCGATATTGAGTATTTTCCAATGCACCATCACCTAATGCCATGTATCGTTGATGTTCTTTATAGATAGGATATTCTTTGGCTAAACGCTTTTCGATTGCAACCTGTACATCGTCTTTCACTTCTTCCCATTCTTTAATAGGTCGATTGTCTAACTCTTTCATGAGCTTACGCATTACACGCTCTTTAGCTTTTTCTTTAATGTCAGCAATGTACCCTTGCACTCGTGCCTGTTCACTTTCGCTCAACTGTTGATACAATTTTGTATTTTCAAATTGCTCTAATGCTTGCTCATGTGCGTAGTTTTCAATATCATCTTGTGTCGCTATCATGCGTGCCATTATATCCTTAATGTCAGATGGTACTTCACCGCCTAATCGTTGAACACTACGATAAATACGAGTTAACCATTTAGAGAATTGACGGAATACACGTTGTAGTCCTTTTGTTGGTGCTTCACCACTTCGTAAGTAGCTTTCCCAACCTCGTGCGAATTTTTCATGTGCTTTGGTGTTGTCTACGTTTTCACCATCAACCCAACCGCTCCACTCTTTGAGTGCGTTCCAATCATCAAGTAATTGTTTAGGTGCATTGTCCATAGATGCTAGTTTTTGAATATCATCAAAGAATACATGGCCCATTTCGTGTAAGAATGTACTTCTATCTGCTGTTTTAAAAATACTGATGATACGTTCGCCATCGCTCATGATTTCGGTCATGCCATTAACAGATTGGTTGTACTTTTCAATGACTTTGATTGCTTGATCATCGAACACTACAAAATTATGACTAAGACCATGTTTGTATTTAATCCCTTTTATACCTAACTCGTTTAATTTAAGAGATGCGTTTTTGTCGCCGCCTAAACGTTCTGACAAATCATTATAAAATTCCTTACCAGTTTTATTAATATCAGTCGAATCTAATTGTTTTATTTTGTTTAAAACATATTCCGACTGTTCGTTAATTGGTTTTGAGTAATCTAACATTGTGTCTGTATCTGGAATTTCAACATTATATAGTGTTGGTTTGTAAACAGAAGTTACTTCAAAACTATCAATATTATCAATTAGATATGAAATTTTAGAAACGATATCATTATAAAAAATATAATGTTTCTTGTATCTGTTCTGCAACTCCTCAATAACATCAAATAGGTATTCTTTATTCACTCGTTTGTTATCAGATTTAGCTTTGGTTTTAGCATCGTTTAATATAACAGTTGCCATTCGTTCAAACTTATTATCAACAAGTGTTGGTAGTTTATTAATAGTAAATTTACTATTTTGTGTTATAAAATCTAAAACACCATCTAATTCATTCAGATTTTTAGTAACTAAATCTAAATTACTTTGTTCAGCATCTCTATTGAGAACCAACCGATTTAATAGGCTTTCTTTATTATTCTCTACATTAATGCCACCAAATATTTGTTCTATAACAGGAGCATACTCAATTGGTATATCATTACCATTTAAAGTAAATTTATTTTTAGATTTACGCTCTACTTTATATTTTTCAGCTACATTTTTGTTTTCAGTAAAATATAACCCCCATCCAAATGCTTGCGTTCCTAAACCACCACCGATACTACCTAAATCAAATTCATCAAAGTCATACGGCGAACCATGCCATGCTGATTGATTATATGTTTGTGTATAATAATTGCCATTTCCATTATTATCTACATATAAAACACCTTTTCCGTCCTTGACTCCATTCAATATATCTTTTATACTTATAGTATCAAAAGCAGTACTACTAGACGTATGACTGGCCGCTTGGCTATTGCCACTCTGTGCCTTAACGTTAGTAGTACTGCTTTTTTGTATATTCACATCATAAAGATAAACAGTTTTTGGATTGACTGTTAATTTACCTTTTTTCTCTTCTGCTATCAATCTTACCGCATAATAATTGCCATTAATATTAACAGCAGCTAACAAATTATGATAATTCTCTATACCATTTTTTCGTCTTTGACGTCTTTTTTGACCTCTACTCATATTATTTGTAGGCCTGTTAAGTTTTCTGTTTTTAGAGCTATCGATAACCACGCTGTGTTGTAATATGTTCGATACATCACCAATTATTAATCTTTTATTTGACTTGTTTATTTTACTTGTATCAGTACCAAATGCAACATGACTTACACCATCGTTATCATCAGGCGGTAAAACAATAACATTACCATCCTCAATCATAACCGCTTGTGGTGGTGTGTTTTTAAATAAATCTATTATGTCTTTTTCTGTTTTCAGATTAGTTTTAAGATTTGTTAAATCAACAACTTGTAATCTGTGATTTAAGTCAACATCAACATTTAGTGGTTGTGCATATCCGCTTTTTTCTCCTAATTTAGCATTCATATTGATACGCACGCTATCACGGAAATAATCCATAGCGGTATAACCGCCTTTGCCCATTTGTCGCATATATTGTGCCATTACATCAGCATGTTGTGCCATTAACAACGCATTAGCTTTTGCCGTTTCACGTTGTTTTCTATCGGTACTTTCACCAATCTCTTTAACTACTTTGTTGTACACTTCATAGCCACTCTTGGATAGTTGCATCCGTAACGCTATATCGTTATCTGCTAATGTGAAAATCTTATCATGCAAGCGTTCAAGGCTTTCAATTTGTTGTAGCGTATGTTCCATATCAGCATGATGGATATTGCTTTGGTTAAGTGCTTCCACGTTATCAGCGAATGCAGTTTGTGCTTTCGCTACGCTTGAATGAAATGCTGCACGTCTACGTTCTGCATTCATGCGTGGTGCTTTACCGCCATTATTAGACTTGTAATTAGTCAGCCATTGTGGCTCTACACCACTTGCCGCAGCTTCTTTAATATCATTGTCCATGTTGTCAAAGTCGCTTGCGTAGTTTTCACGATACTCTTGCACTAGATTTTTGTACAAATTATTATATGCTTGCTTAACTTGTGTAGGATTAGCGAATACTTGGTCTAGTACTTCACGATCTACATCGCTTGCATCTTCAAATTCATCACGGATAATGCTTTCTTTAACTCGTTCTGCTTTCTTTTCTGTTGCATCAACTAGGTTATTATTAAAGGCTTCTACTTCCGCTTTTGCACGTTCAAGGGTTTTCATAGACATACCGCCACGAGTAAAGTATGTGCTTTCTTCTAGTGCCTTTACAGTTTCTTCCGTCAAGCCACCGCTTAATTGTGCATACTTTCCGATTGGTACAGGAATATCTGCGTTAGCTTCAATGCTTTTCGATACTTCCTCTTGCGTTACCAAACCACTATCAATCATGTTCTTAATGGCTTGTTGCCCTTGCTCTGTTTCTGCCATTTCGTTGACATTTACATATGCAGTAGATACACCTACATTATCGCCCTGTGCTTGTACGATTTTTCCGTACAACTCAGGGTTTTCTTTTGCCATTTTGTTTGAAGATGCATCTTGTTTCAATGCTTGCATGATAGCAGTACCATTTCGATTTTGTTCTGCCATCACGGCTTGTTGTTGTTGCTCAGGTGTTAGCTTTTGAAATTCATGGAACGCTTTCATGGTGTGGATGCCACTCACACCGCCACCAATTGCACCTAAACCAATAACGGCTGGTAGTGCTTGTAGCATTGCACCGCCTGCACCTACAGCCATATCACCTATGGAATATACTCCCTCAGGGTCATTAGCATTACGGTATAGGTTATGTTGGAATTTCTCGTTAATGTCTTGCAATCCCTCTTCAACTAATTCAGAACCGCCAGCCTTAACCGATGCTTTCGCCATTTGTGCAACAGTAGTGCCAATGCCCCTATTGAATGTTGCTATCGTATCACTTGTAGCACCTTGTAATACTTTTGACATAACCGCTTTAGGCGCTACTTTACCTACACCTTTAATCATGAAACGTGTAGATGCCATTTCGATACCTGTATCAACTGCAGCGTATGTCATAGCGTATTTATAGGCTTCATCATTAGAGTATACTTTATTGCCATTTGCATCACGTTTATTAATGAGTTCTAGGTATTTGTTACCGAATGACATTTTGTACATTTCGTATGCCATGTCAGCACCGCCACCCCATTTAGCACCAGTTACTGCGCCTGCGCCTATACCTACACCATCGGTAGTTAAACCACCAATTACCGCACCGATTGCACCGCCTATGATTGCACCTGTACCGCCTTGTTTACCCATCATGTATGCTTGTGCTGCCGTTTGTCCGAATACTTCTTGTAATGGATTAGTTCCGTCAGGTGTTCGGTAGTTGCGCAAGTTATTTTGCAAGCGTTCCATTTCTGATGTTAATTCGTTAATACGTTCAGGGTCTTTTGTATGTGCCAATTCAAATCCAACATCACCTAACTTCATCTGATCGTTCATAGACCAAATACCTTGTTGAATTGCATCGAACGTAGATTTCGTAGCACGAATTGATTGTAGATTGTTGATTGCTTGTAATTGTTCCGCTTGTGAACCATATTTTACTTTATATAGTTCAGGAAATTCATCGTATATATCTTGTAATACTGCACCACGTTCAACTCGTCTTGATAAGTAATCAGCACGTTCAAATGCTTTATCATCACCACGCATAATTACATCAGGGTCAATATCTAATACTTTCCCCATTCTAACTGCTTCGTTATAACGTAGGGTATCGTTATTGTATAGAAACAATCTATCCGTATTACTAACAACACTTGTAGGAAGTACTTTCTGTAATGACTGTCCTAGTGGTTCTAAACCTTGGTATGGATTGTCAGCTTTACCAAACGGATAATATGTGGTTGTACCATCAGCATTAGTTTCTTCCATTGTGCGTGGTGTGTTTGCAATAGCCTTGATTGCATTAATAGCATTATCAACTACTTGTGCCGTTGTATCTATCCCTGCACCTATTGCATTACCCACTTCAGTAAAACCGCCAGTAGGTTTAGACTGAACACCAGCACTAGCACTAAAAGATGGTGATGTTTTAACATAGCCATTCTGTATAGCTAGTGCTTCTTGCCGTTCTTGTTCAAGTGTTTGTTTAGCCATTTTTAATCTCCGTTATCGTTATATCTTCTTTGCATGTTGTTATACACGCTTTCGTAAATATCTCTTGTTGAGCCATCTTGATATGTTACACGCACATAATGGTTACCAACAGGTTCAACATGCACAATACCCATCGCTCTGTTGCTTGCTGCGCTAATAGGTGCGCTATAATCATCACCATCACCGAAATATGGTTTTTCCGTACTTCGTAATGTTTGTGTTGCCAACGCGCCCTCAAATATATCATGCATTTCTGCTTCTGTAGGCGCTCTGCCGTGTTTGCTTTCAAAGTCAGCTTTACGACTTAACATCTCTTGTTTAACACCATATTCAAAACTTGAACGCAATGATTTGTCAGCAGGCAACGCACTTTGTATTTCGCTATCATAAGGTGTTAAATCAATTTTGTTAGCCTTTAATCGGTTATCATTCGCTTCGAGCAACACTTCATCAAAGCTATCATCAACAACTTTATCAGGGTACACTCTCTGTGCGTGCGCTAGTGTTTCTTCGTATGTATGAGTTTCAGCATATTTTTTCAACTCAAACTTTTGTTTTGCATTCAGTTTAAGGCCTTTTTCATACATAGAATCAAGTTTAGGTCGCATTGATGCTTCTGTACCACTCCACGCTTCCTTTTCCATATCAGTCTGTGCGCCTGCTGCTTGTGCGTGTGCGTAAGATGATGCACCTACATAATCGCCTTTTGCTATTAATTGGTTATATACAATTTTAGCTGCAGTAATTCTATCTTTAGCCTGCTTGGCTTCGATGTTCATTTGCATTGTCAGCCAACCTTTATAATTTTCACGGCCTTGTTTAACAGCCTTTTCAATCTGATCTTCAGAATAAACAGGTTGACCGCCTTTAGTCATAGGTGCATTGCGCATTAATGCTTTATAATGTTCTGCACCTGCGCCATAATATCCACCTGCTTTTAGCTTGTCAGCATATTCCTCTACGCTCTGTGCGTTGACTGCACCATTTGGCTTTATGTAGTGTTCAATCCAATCATCCACAAACTCTTCATCGGAATTATACATTTTGTAATAATTCGTTCCATCTTCAGGTGGTTGTTTGTTCTCTTCTCCATTAGGCTCTGATTGAGTTAGCCCTGCGTAGTTATGATTTTCTCTTGCTAATCTACTAAGTTCGCCACCATCTGTGCCCTCTGCATACAACTGCCTATATGCAATTTCTGTATTGATACCATACTTATTATGTGCATATTGTGCTAATTTCCATAAATGTTGATTAGCACCAATACCTGACTGCATAGCTTCCTTGTTTTTGGCTTCCATTTGCGAACGTATGCGTGAACCCATAATGTCCATACCACGATTTACATCATCGCCTGCAGCTAATCGGATTGCACCGAAATCATTTTCATTGTTAGCGATTTTATTTACACCCATTTGTTGGTACATTTTTCTGTATGGTGTTAATACATTCTCACTAGCAAGCCCAGTTAATGCAGTCAACTGCTTGTCCAATGTTTCTGAATTATTATCAGCAACAGTTTTATCTAATAAGGTTTTAGCATTAAGATCATAATTTTGTTGTTTTTTAGATGCTATTTGTTCATCATCAAGCCCTAATTGTTTACCAGTTGCTTCTATTAAATCGCCTGTTAATGTTAATGTTTTCATTTGTTGATTAACATCACCCGTTTGTAATAGATTGTTATTCAAGTTATTGATTTGATTTTGTGTAGCAGTGCTTAGTGCATCCTCGTACTGACCTCTCATGTACCTAGATATACCATCTAAATCGCTTGTTTTTGATGTTTCAACCGCTTTGTTAAAAGCGTTTACCGCATCAGTTGTACGTAAGTTATATTTAGCAGCAAGTTCGCTTTGGAATTTTTGTGTACTCTCAAGGTATGTAGGTAGTATCCCTTGCGCATTCATACCTTTTTGGTACATTAACCCTTTATCTTTATCAAATTTTAATTCAGTTACTTTTTGATTAAATTCATTAATAGCATTTGTAGCATTGATATAATCTTTTTGTTTGTCGATTTCAAGCCAAGTTTTAGATGCATCATCCAATGCTTTTGCAAATGTGTTAATTCCATTTTGGTTAACACCATATGCTTCCGCATTGATTGTTGGTCTAAACTCACCATTAACTGTATTCAATCTTTCATTTTGTTCATAATTAACTAATTTCATAGTTACCTGCCGTTAAAAGTCCAAACTTTCTTAACTGTTTTAACTGGTCTTTCTATTACACCATTTACATCACCGCCATATTGAGTTGTGTATTTACCACCTGCATATTGTTGTTTCATCCCATAGATACTAGATGCACCACTCAAGATAGTACCGAGCATTTGCAATCTCCCTTGCGTTTTCGCATTAGATGCAGCTGCTCTTGCACTACTAGCTTCATTGCGGTAATTAACACCATTAAGATATTCGTTATAGATACTGTTATTCTTGTTAGTTTCCCAATTGTTAATATCTTTGTTGTATTCATCGTAGCTACTAGCCATTAATTGTAATGGTGTACCACTCATGGATAACCCTGTAGCGCCTGCTTCTGCCGTATTCTGACCTGCAATCAACCGCATTTTATTGTCCATCTTATCTCGCTCTTGTAGTGCTTGATTGGCAATATCCTGTTGTTTCCTATCAGATATACGTGCATTAGCTTCCGCTGCTTGTGCCTGTGCGTTATACATTGCAGTTTGCGCTTTGGTTTGTTGGTGTTGCCCCCACAATGTAGTAACCAATTGACCTGCCATTAATGCAATAGGATTACACATTCGCATCCCCCTTTCTCAATGTAAATAGTTCCATTCCGTTATGTGTAATATCAGAATGAATAACCGCCCCTAGTGATGTTAGCCATCGCTTCGAGCGGTTATTTTTCTTATGTATGAAATTGAATAAACATTCATGAGTGGATAGCCACTCTTTTATGATTGCGTTACTTCGTTTTAGAAATTCCTTTTGCAATTTCAAATTCGTATCCAGTATCTTATTTCCCAAGAAATAAATACAGTACATTCCGTTAATTGGCTTTTTTGAAATTCCGTATACGGCTATTGGTGCATCATTCTCAATTACAATGTGATTTTTGTAGTCCTCGCTACATATATCCATTACAAAATCATTTTTTCTATAATTCGGAAAATTTTGGTTCGCTATATTGACCTCTAAGGTGTCTATAGCTCGTAAGTTGATATATAAGTCATGAATTAATGAAGTGTGCCTTACAGGGCAAATCTCAAAGTCCTGTAACATTTGGAAAACCACCACCTATTTCTATTTCTCTCGTAACGCTCAAAAGGTTAAATGGATAAGGTTTTTCGTGCAAGATACATACAGATGCATCAGTTGAGTACACTCCATCGAATTTTGGCAATACGCATACCTTATCACCGCTATATAATTTGAGTGGCGGTAGAGAAATGTCATCCATATGGTTGAAGTTTCTTCCGATTTTGCCACCGAACGAATTTAAGATGTTCATCGATAATCTGCTCATCGTTAATTGTCTACCTTGCAATGTGCCATCTTGTATTTGCATTTCAATACTTGGAATACGTAATCGTGTAGTGTAGTTAATACCAACGGCTACACTTTGTGCTTTACCATCAATATTAATAATTGCCGTGGGTGGTACTTCCTTAATTGGACGTTCCCTACCATTTACAACTATTTGCACATCCTCACCAATCAGATGAGGTACTGTGATAGTGCTGATATTCTCTGTGCTAGTTTGTCGGATATAACAATCCATATACACGTTGTTATTATCAGCGTTATACATCGGCTCAAATCGTTCAATACACATCACTGTACCGCTTTTGAAATCACGCTCAACGATAACATACAAACTGTCTTGTTCTCCCTCAGCTACACTCTCAGCATATTTATATTTGCCTTTTGTGGTGAAGTGCGACCATGCATACACCTTTTGCTCAGGAATATAAGTTAGACAATCGATATTGCCATCATCTGTTACATAGTAAACGATACTATCTGGATCTTGTGCATAAGCACTTGTAATAAAATTACGATACTTTGTTAAATGCTTAACGAATAGAGTTAAGTCAGCCCCTGTGTAGTTATCACTTTCATATGAATACCCTAAATCACGTACTACGCACCCTCTAGCTTGCACATACACACATCTATTCCCTATGTATTGTGGCTCACATTCAGATGCACCACGTTGGGTTTGTGTGCGTAGATTACAGTTAGTAGGTGTGATTGTTTTAGAACCATCAATTATCCATTCGTTACCACTGGTTAAAATCAATAAGTCATTAGCAGGTATCAAATGTCTAATGTCATACATTTTTCTGTTAATTACAGGTAGTGTGATTGCACTATCATCTGTAATCGTACCGCCTACCTTTTCTACACCAAAGTTTGAATAATCGCCTGTGCGACTAAACCATATGTAGTTAGGATATTGAAAGCTAGATGCTAGGATAAACCTATCTTGATAAAACGTACATACACGAGGATAACCAAGGCCTTTGCCCCATTGTCCAAATCTAAATTTAGAGGTAGCTTCATTTTCTACAACGTAATTTAACACATTGACTTTAACATGCTTACTATCTACAAACTCTTTAATTTCAACTACACCATAGTTGGAATGTGGCAAGAATGATAAATCTACATTAACGCTACCACCTTTCAAATCAGATACAACTTTCAATTTAGCACTAGGTGTAACCTTGCCTGTGTCGGTTACGTTGTAGTCATTGTTGGATGTATATACCCTGTAATCTTTCCATGTAGTGCCATTGTCATTGCTGATTTGGATTTTAACAGTGCCATTCCAAGTGCCATGTGATGTGAATTTCCACGATAAATCCTCATCACTACTGAATTGTTCTACATCATAATTGATGTTGTTGTATTTATTTTCAGCCATAAGAATACGTTCATCATCACCATCATAACTGCCTTTTATTACTTTTCCTATTTCACTTGTTATAATCGCTTTTACATAATGTTCAATCTGCATTACAGAATGAACCATATCAGCATTGAATATATCCTTTGTGGCGGTCAGTGTATCACCATTTAGAATTACAGTACTTTCTTTGTCGATGTTAACTTCGCCGTATGGTTGCTCTGATAGTTTATATGTATTAAATCTCCAGTCTGTATCACTATATCGTGATAGCGTTTTAACAGGATACTTACCACTACAAATAAACATTACATCACCACTTTGGATGCAGTTCAATTTATCGACTACATCGCTTTCAAATGGTGTTTGTAGTTCTATACCTGTATATATACCATTCCGCCATATTCGGATGTACTGCTCGCCTATTTCAAGTAGGAATGATTTATTCTTCTCGGCCGTAAATTCAAATAGCCGTGTAGACTTATCCTTGTTTTTAACCCGTCCTATATATTCTGAGCCTTGCCGTCTAGCTACTGCGCCATAAGGTCTGATTACTGCATTTTCTGCTAATAGCAATGCACTTTTAAACTGATCTAAGTCAAACCGCCTAGATACATCAGGCGAAATCTCACCTGTTGTAAATGCAAGTTGCGATATATACATTGGTTTCATGACTACCAGCTCCTTGCTTTTACATAGTTAGAAATATATGGCATATCCTGCCTACGTTCTTTAGCACTCAAACTCTTAGCTTCTTGCGTTGCTGCTTGATACAACTTATAGCATTGGTCGAATAAACCACTATTACCAGTTAATGGCATGGCTAGTTCTGCCCCCATTTTAGATTTCAAGGCCTGTACGAATACAGGACTGAATACATCTATATCTTGCACATCGTACACGTAATCGATGTACGCAAGCGGTACATCACTCACGATATACTTTGTGTTATCGTCAAAAGTAAATACATCATATTCCTTTTGGCTTTCCGCTTTAAATCGTTCCCCTTTAGGAATAACCCCAAGGATACGGATACACTTTTCAGGATACGCATACACAAATTCATAGCCAGCTAGTTTATACTCAGATAGTACACACTCTTCACGCTTTCGTGCAAAATTCCATTCATATTGTGAAAGTAGCATCTTGCGTGTCGCATCGTAATGCAATCTACATTGTCTAGCCGTTTCTGTTTCTTCATCAAGGCCGTATATCCTACCGCCATTGATAAGACTAAGAGCCATATTACAAATATCAGTAGGTGTCATATTGCCCCCTTTTTATAGTGAAAAAGAGGGATGCATAAGCACCCCTCATTCTGTTATTCTGCAGTTTCTTCCGATTTCTTGCCTTTAGATTTAGTCTTTGGCTTTTCTTCTCCATCTTCGGTTTCTTCTGCGCCTACAGCTTCAAACAAATCATTGAAGTAATCTTTATCGTATTCAGCTACTTCTTCTTTTGTAAGTTCTACTGTTTGTTCTTCTTTAATTAAACCCTTTGTATTGTGATACAAAGTTACTTTTGCAATGTATTCCATGTTACCCCCTATTTGCTAGTGATACCGCTAGTTAAGAATACAGAAATCGTACCAGCTGTTGCATTGTTAACATTAGCACGTGTATAACGTTTAACACCATTTGCTAAACGTACTTTATATTCGTATCCAGCTGGTGCATTTGCTGGTAATGTAATACCATGCAACAATACAGGGTTAGCGATGTTTTCTGTATCAGATGTATATACGTTGATTAATGCAGTACCAGTTAATGCTTTGTCTACACGAACAACTAACCACAAGTTAGGGTCAGCATCACCGCTAGTAACTACAACATCGGAGCTGACATTGCCAGATAATTCACGTTCCCAATAGAATGTATTTAAAGTATCGATAATCATGTATTTTCTCCTCTCTACTATGCAGTAACACGTGCTTCGGTGGAAAGCAATGCATCAATTTTACGAACAGGAATGCCATTCGCACGAGTAACCATTTTACCCATTTCCATATCTTCTGTGATAGTAGAACCATGCACTTTGTTTTTTTGCAAGCGTAAGAATGTACGCAATTCTTGGTTCATATACCATACTGGTCTACATCCAGTTAAGCTATGCATTTTTTCTTCTGCACGGATCATCAAGTTAATCAAATTAGGGCCTGCGGAAATATCTTCTTTGATAGATTTCATATCGATATTAGCGATACGCACTACATATCTCCAATCACGAACAGATAAACCAATGTTTTGTTTAAAATGGGTACGATAACCTTGGAACATAGAACCATCAGCTTTAGTTACTGTTACTTCGCCCAAATCTTCTTGTTCTAAACCACCTTGACTGCCACGTGGATAAATACCATGTACAGTAAGAGGGCCCCACCCTACGAGCCACATAGAGGCAAGGTTAGCAGTACCACCAGCATCAATAATATTTTTAGCGCAATCAGCTTTTTTAGTATCCAATGTATTAAAACGTGCGGATAAACCGATAAATTTTTCAGGTGCAGTTTCATCACCATAGAAAAGTGTGCTTGCGATTTCTTGGCCCATGCTTTCAACAAATGCACTATCTTCTGTTGCACGGAACGCTACAGGGTCATTAGAAAGTTTAACCAAGTCTTTATCCACTTCGGAATAGGCTTCCAACATACCACAAGTATCCGTGATTTGTTTTGTAGTGGATTTAGATGGTTGTACGCCGCCATACAACATGCGCCATGTCGTGGATGGCAATCCAGTACGTACAGTTGTTTTGTTAGATGTACCATCATTACATTCAATCATTGTCATGTCTTGAATAATTTCATTTGTTTGGTTTAATTGCTCAATGATTTGTGCAATTTTACCATTTGGATCCATGCGTGTTTGCAAATCCAATAATGTAGGATTGTTAGTTCCGATTGTAGCCATTAATTAATCTCCTTTAATCTTTAAACATAGACGGATACATATTTCGTCTAATAGCTTCATCCGATTGGTTATTTGCAGGTGTGTTATTCCCTGCGTTGCTATCTTCGCTTGCCATACCAGCAATATGTGCGAATAATTGAATTATTTCTACACGATTACCCAAGCCATTTTCATCTAGGATTTCACGGATATTAGGAATAGTCTTCTCCACTGCTTCAACACCTGCGGCCGCTTGGCTAACAGTAGTATCGAATTTGTTTCCTAATACCTCACGAGCGTTATCTGCATAACCTTTGTATTGTGCATCGAGTGCTTCTTGCTTTTTGTTTTCGTAAGCTGTTACAAGATTAGTTGCATATTGATTACCAAACTTAGCCATCTGTAATGCTTGCTCTTGCGTTGCACCTACACCATTAAGCATTTTTGAAAACTCATCTGCGATGGTTTGGTCTACTTCTCCACCCTCAAATGCAGTTGAGAAATCATATACAGTAGGTTCTGCGGGTTGGTCGGTGTTAGTATCACCGCCACTGCCTAAAATCGTACTTTGTTGGTCTTGTGTGTTCGCGTCCTGTGGTGTACCACCATTTGCACTATCCGTGTTATTGTTTGTGCCTTGTTCTAAATTTTCATCCATGGTTACTCACCTTTCTTTAATTCGTTTTCTTCAAGCGTTTTAAAATATTTCTGCATCTGAATATTTTCCAATTGTGCTAAGTGGTATTTCTTAACACCCTCTATACCATCGCCAATCTTTCCTAAATCATTTTGCAACAAAATAGCAACAGCCCTCATTCCCTCATTAAAGAATGTTGTACTGTTGCCTGTGAATGATTGGCTATTCAGTTTTGCTCTGTCTAATATGCGATAAAAAAACCACCTACCAAGTTCAGTACTCAGTACGTGGTTCAGCGCTTCAATATCACGCTCACGCATATAATCTCTTTTTTGTTTCATCTAGTACCCCATTCCCACTAACTGTTGCATTACAGGGTTTCCGTCATTTGCTGCATCGGTTGCTTGTTTTGCTGCACTAGCCATTTGAGGTGCTAATTGTGCTGCTTGCATCATTTGTGCTTGTTCCTCTTGTTCTTGTTGCGCCTGTTGTTGTTCTTCCATCTTAGCTTGATATTCATCGTTGGATACAATTACTTTTGCAGGTACACCGAGGTTAACACCATAATAATCCGCCGCTTCTTCAAAGTTAAACTTTTGTAGAATATTAGGATTGCCCTGTGCCAATGACATAAGGAACGCAAAATACTGTTCGATTGAAGTTAATGAAGATACTTTCTGTGCCTGTGCCAATGGTGAAATGTACTCTATCTTCACATCTTGGCCATTTAACTCTTCCGCCAATGCTTCATCGATTGGTGGAAACACACCTGCACGATCTAATATCGCATAGGTACGTTCGATAATTGGATTAAGAAATTCAGATAGTAGCCGTTCCACTACAGGCCCTAATTGTTGTAGCTTCTCTTGCGTGCGTTCCATGACTTCCCTTGCCGTCATTTGTCCATTGTCCATGTTATCAAGCATTAGGAATAAGTCAGCACTATATGCACGCTTGATACTGTCTTTAACTTCAATGATTTGTTGCATAATCCAATCAAGATTGATACCTACATTAAAGATAGGCTCAACCTTTCCGCCTGTATCGACTTCTGTTATACCTCCCGGAAATAGTGATACACTACCGATTACATCAGATGTTACGGCCATTGGTGGTTTTACCCCTAACTCAATAGCGGTTAATCGGTCTAGTTCCAACTTTTGCAACATCATTGCATCAGATTGTGCGAACCATGCACTACCTTTACCATAACCATTTAAATCATGTGTGGTGTGCCGTGCAATCGGAATAGGCCATTCTTCATAGCCACTATGTCGCAAGATTTCATCGTCTCTACTCCCCTCAACCCAGTAAATAGAGGAATAAGGCATGTTCTTATTACCCAATTTTCCGTTGCGGTCTTTATTCTCGCACACTAGCCAACAAACAGTATATACAGTTGCATTGCCCTTGCCGTCATCGTATGCATTTTTAATCTTTTCGGTACAGTTATCATACCCAAACTCTTCAACAAGTTGGTCGCAAGTCATGTTGTACTTCCGCCCAAACGTGTTAACCTCACCATTAGCGTTACATTCTAATGCGTAAGTACCGATTGGATACGATGTGAAACGTACACCAACTTTACCATCAGGCATGATTGACATAGGCGCTTGTCCGAATGGTAGTTCCATATAGACTTGGTGAACCACATTGTAGAAATTGGATTTTGCAAATACTGCATACAATAT